GCATCACTCACGGTAAACTTATTTGCTGGCCCAGAGGTAGTAAAAGTATCACCAGCTCCCCCTATTACTAGTCCATCTGCTGACCTTATGTTAACAGGGTCCATTAATATTGCACTTGCTGTTATTTCTCCAACATTAAGATCACCTCCTTCAGATACATTAATAGATCCAATAAGTGTAGTGGTACCTTGTATAGTAACATCACCAGTGGATGTAATACCAGAAAATTTTACAGGTCTATCCTGTATTGCTGGTTTTAAAGTTTTTGCTCTTCCCATAGAAAAAAATGTCCGGTAATAAATACCGGACACTTAAAAATATAAATAAATAAATAATTTAGAAATTCAATACACAGTAATCTGGTTGTACTTCCATAGAAATTTCTTGAGCGGCATCTACATCATCAAAACCATAATCCCCAAAGCTTGCATTGGTAATTAAAGCTCCCTTAATAATCCATTCAGAAACTATGTCTCCCACAGGTCCCAAAACATTAAAGGTAAGGTTTTTCTTATAGAAATCGGAATAACCATCTCTACCAGTTACTGATTCATGATGTAAACGTACCCATTCCATTACAGCCTGTGCACCTGATGGAGTAATAGGATCAAATAAAGTAAATGTAATAGGATCCCAAACTGTTTTACCTTTAACATATCTTT